TTAGTTATTTTTTTTTGCTGTTGTTTTTAATAAAGATAAGACTGCTTCTTGGTTTTCTTTCGGTGATTTAGCAAAATTTATCAATAATTCTTTTAATGGTTCTTTTAATTCCATGACGTAAAAAGTATAAAAGTCTCCTATTTCAATTATAGTCCCTTCTAAACCAAGATTACTATATTCTTTTTCTGCTTCATCCATCCACTTGAGATCATATTCTTTTAGGGTATCATCTTTAGACTCAATAGGATTAGTTAAACTTTTTAATCCTTTTTTGAATAGACTAAAAGGGTTAAATTTATTTTGTTCTCCATCTCTTAAATATGATACAGGAACATCATAAAAATCTGCCACAACATTCCAAAAATCATCATTTCTTGGCGAGCGTTTTCCATTTTCATACAAAGAAAGCTGTCCATCACTTACTGTATACTTTTTTTCTTTCTCTAGCCTACTGCTCAATTCTTTAAGTGTAAGGCCATTTTGTTCTCTTAAAAATTTTAATTTATTTTCCATACAAGACCTCCTGATACCATAATAACACAAAATTGATAATAATAGTCAAAAAAATTTTCAAAAAAGAAGTATTTTTCAGTTGACACTTTCAAAATGAAAGTTTATAATTAGATTACTTTCAAAATGAAAGTATAGAAAGGGGGTGTTATAAATGATTATTACTATCGAGATAGCCGAAAAAGTCAGAATTAAAAGGGGACGGCTTTCAATGACTAAAACAAAACTATCCGAAAAACTTGGTATTGCTAGGCAAACGCTTGTAAAAATCGAAAAAGGGCAGTACAAATGCCCTAAGCGTATCTATGAGAGCGTGATGACTTGGCTAGTAGAAGAAATTTAAAGTAAGTAAAAAGCCGTGTACAGGCGGCCAAACCAACGTACACGGCTAAGGAAAAATAACAAAACTCAAGCAAAGGCAAGGCGCGTGGTTTTGTTAGGTATTTAGTAAGAGTGAAAACAATCGCCCTTATAAAATATATCACTTTAATTCTACCATAAACAAAGGAGAAAATCAAAAATGGCATTGAGTAAACAAAACATCAAGCAACAAGGCAATAAAATAGCTAAGTTACTCCCACATATTGAAATTATCCAACAGCTAAGTAAAGCGTTATTACTTGCTGATAATTCTGGAGCAGATAGCAAAGTTTTACACCATCAAATGAAACAAGCATTTAGCGTTATTTTTGAAATGGCAGATCAGGCATATCAAGAAATAGACCAGATTGCTTGTAAGTTAATAAATTGTGATGATAAAGAATTGGAGGTAAAACCGAATGGTAAAAGAACATTATACCGTAACTCATACGATGGCAGACGGGACAAAAAGAGATAGTATTGCCGGATATGTTATCCCTGACGATAACCCAATATATGCACTTTTTAGAAAAATAAATGAGCGTAGAATGGAGGAGATGCGAAAAAATGGCAACCAGTCTGCAACCATTGATATACAAAAAGGGTGCATAGGAGAGGTAATCTTATAGAGCAGTTTGAGGAGACAATGAAATGAATGAGTTAGATTTAACCAATACACAGGCGGTTATCTTTTCCGTGGTATTGATTGGCTTGCTACTTTATCTAAACCACCGAGACCGCCAAAAAAGCGCCCAATTTGAGCGAGAAAGCAAACAGATGATAGAAACACCTAGCGAGGATTTAAACCCTTGCTACGGGCGTTATATTCAGCTTGCAGGGGTCAATGTATGGGGAGGAATTGAATGAGTTTAGTAAGTAGTCGTAAGAGAGTATTAAAACTAATCAATTTAGAGAATTATAAATAATCAAAGGAGGGGAAAATGGCAAAAACAAAAGTCTATTTTTGGCTAAAAATTGATAAGAAATTTTTTGATAATATTTTTATCAAGAGGCTAAAGACGGTACCTGGGGGGTACACCATGACAGTCATTTATATTAGGCTTATGCTAGAGAGCTTGGAAAGTGACTGTATTTTATACTATGAGGGCTACTTTGACAATCTCAAGGAAGAACTAGCCCTAAAATTAGATGTATCAGAAGATGATATAGATATGACCATGGCATACTTTACAAAATGCGGTTTAATACAGATTGACGAAGATAAAAACGCAGAACTACCACAGGCAAAAGCCTTGGTTGAGAGTGAAACAAACTGGGCAAACTATAAACGTGAACAACGAAAAAAAACAAAATTGGAAGAAGTCCAACCATCTTTGACATTTTCCAACTCGTGTCCAACAGAGATAGAGAAAGAGTTAGATATAGAGTTAGATATAGAGGTAGAAGTAGATAAAGAACAATCACCCACCCCCTCCACTATCAATCAAGAATTTGCAAATATCTATAAATCTTTTGAAGCTGAGATAGGTAAAGCATTATCACCGTTACAGATCCAAGACTTGCAGTATATGCTAGAAGATTTTAGCCCAGAGCTTATCCATGAGGCGTTAAAAGAGGCTGTCAGTCAGGGTAAAGCAAACTTTGCATACATCAAGGCAATCCTTAACCGTTGGAAACAGGACAATTTATTGACGGTGGAACTTGTTAGAAATAGCTTTGCAGCGCGTGAGGCTAAGAAACAATCTCCTAAGCAATCAGAACCTATTAGCCGTGAGGAATGGCTAAAAACACGAACAGAAGAAAACCCATTTTAGGAGGGTGAGCAATGGAAAATAAATTTGAGCAATATAACAACAGAAAAATTAGCGATAAGGTATGTGAGGTTCACAAGGTTAATTATTGGCAAATATCAACGCCAATAAGAGGCAGTAAGGAACGAAGTATACAAGAGTTTTGTCCTGAATGTTGTCAGGAGCAAATAGATAGGGAAGAGCAAGAGGGAGTTAATAATAGCCTAAATGCTGAGACTTACCTAAAAACCTATAATGTGCTTATGCGAGACAGTACGCTCCCTAGAGAGTTAAAAGAGGCTAGCTTTGAGAATTTCATAGCTGAGACAGCCGAGGAAAAGCAACTACTGGAGTTTGCTAGAGGGCAAGTAGAGAAATACCTGGACGGCATGACAGGAAATACCCTATTTACAGGATCTACAGGGATAGGAAAGAGTCATTTGAGCGTAGCTATTGCTAAGGCTATAAACGAGGGGCACAAGGCCAAAGGAGAGCCTAAAAGCGTGCTATTTGTCAATTTAACAGAAATCCTTAGACGAGTTAGAGAGAGCTTTAGCTCTCCTACTAGCCTAGAGGGCTATTACTCAAGAATGCTGAAAGAGGTTGATTACCTAGTACTTGATGATTTAGGAATAAAGTCAGACAACGCTAGTAGTAAAGGTAAATCAGTTTGGGAAGAAGAGTTTATTTTTGATATTCTCAGCAATCGAGATAAAACCATTATTACTACAAATCTAAGTAGCTCAGAGATTGTTAGCTTGTATAGTGAACGAGTGGCCAGCCGTGTCAGAACTGGCCTAGAGGGTAACTTTTTCAAGTCATTCACTATCAAGGATAAGCGATACTCAATTAATCAGTTAAAAAATAAAGTAAAGCAGTTAAACTGAAGTAATTTTCTTACAAACCTAAACAAAACTAGACACTTTTCCTGGGGCGAGAAATCACCCTCTTAAAAAATTACTATGCTTTCCTCGACCAAACTAATCAAGCATGGTAATTTAATCAATGACGAAAAACAACTATTGGGTACACAAAAAGGGTAGTATTTTATAACACGAACCTTAAAAACCTAGTCAAATCAATAGACTAGGGATATTCAGATTATAATAAATTGAAATAAAGGAGAAATTCATGACTGAAAACAAGGATAATAAATTATTAGAAATGATGGAGAAAGGTTTTGTTTTATACTCAAAAAATGGTATAATAAAGTACATTGAAATTCCAGATCATGGCAGTATTAAGCTAAAAGCTCAAGATGGGCAGATAGTTTATAAAGAAGTGACTAACGGAGAACAATGTTAATAAATACTGACTGGAAAAACCAGAGGTATGATAATTGGGTTTAACACTCTTTTGTCATACCTCTTTTACTTTTTGTCATAAGGAGGATAACATGACACTTACAACAATTAAAAATGACATTCAAGCATTTGGGAAGAAAAAAATAGAATATATGCGTGGTTATATCGCCATGCAGGACGATTTTCAAGATAAATTACACAAACAGTTAATCGGAAAAGTTTATGCAGAAGAAACACTGCTGAAATATAAAAAAGATGCAGAAAATTATTTTTCCAATACTTTTCAAATGCTGTGTCAACAACTAGAAAAAGAGAAAAATATTGAATTAGAAAATCTTAAATCAAAAGAAGAGTCTATTACAGCAGATGATGTAGCTGATTTATCTTTATTTTCTAGTATCAAGCCAACAGCGGTAGAAATGAAAGAATATTTAGAAAAGTATAAGAATAAACCTTTAGCAATTAGAAAGTTAGAGAATATTATCGAAAATGATGCTGATCTTTCTTATATTGAAATTGATATAGATCAATTCAAACAACAAAATCTTCTTGAAAAATTAATCATTTTCTTTACTAGGAAAATTAATTACTTCCATGATGGTTTATATATCAACGGTGATAAGATTGATTTAATGCAACATGAGATGATTGTTGAAAGCAATATTGAGTCGCTGGATGAAGAATTGCGTAAATATCTAGCATAAGAAATAAAGGGGGAACCCTTTATTTTGATAACAAGGAGGTAATAGATGGCAGGAAATGAAAATGATGGCCTTACATCCAAACAAATAAAATTCATAGATGCCATGCTTACCGAGCCAACGATAGAAAAAGCGTGCCAAAAAGCAGGGGTGTCAAGGGCAACAGGTCATAAGTATCTAAAGGTTGCAGCAGTTAAAAAAACATTGAGACTAAAACAAGATGAGATGATGGATAAAACTACACAGATGCTATATCTAGCCTCATCCAATGCTGTTTCTGTACTCAATGATATTATGATGGATTCTAAGGTTAACCCGTTTATAAGAACTCAAGCAGCAAAAGCTATACTTGAACAATCATATAAAACTCATGAAATTTTTGGAGTAGTAAGACAAATTGAAGAATTGAGGTTAGAAATTGAGGAAGTATCTAAAGGAGATCAAAGAGTTACAAGAACTCAAGGAATTATTAAGTAGTAGAAATACGCCTGAAGTTATCATCGTCGAGGGTAACGATGATTTGGGAGAATTTTTCCAAGTTGATGGTGAGTTATTTAGTGATATTGAACTTTTAGAAAACCTTAAAAAGTGGCGTGAATGGGAAGTGCAGGTTATCGTTGATGATTGGTGTAACCGTAGTCTAAATGAAGATGAAACAGGAATCTTATATTTTCCAAAGCATGAGGATAAAATGGACTATATCCGATTTAACAAAGGTTTAGAACCTTTATATCACGCGCTAGATGAACCTTATACAACAATCTCAAAAAGTGAGTGGTTAAAGCTATTAGATTAATAATTTAGGAGGTAATCATGCCAAAGAAGAAAATTGAGCGTATTTCAGTAATCCACAGAGAAAAAATTTTATGGCTCAAGTGGTATTTCATGAGAGATAAAGAAAATCCTAAGTATAGTGTCCTTGAGAGTAAAATGTTTGATGCTGCTAAAAAGCAAGATCTGCTTGCTTATAAAAAATACACCACGATTAAACAGATAACAGATATTAGGGTACAGACTAGTGAAGACGATTTTTTAACGGCCATTAAAGAGGTTTATGTGTATAATCACATGAATGTTATCGGAGCTTGTCAACGTATATTATTTGTTAGTCAGTCGTCAGCCTATAACAAGCTAAATAAATGGTTTGAAACTTATTCAGATTTGTATTTTAGTATTATTCCATTACCGAATATGGGAGCGTATCATGACTTGGTAGATATCTAATTGATTGTATGATATAATAAACCAAAGTACAATGAGTAGTATATAGGGATTGCGCCTTGATTGAGGAGATTCCGGTTCGAATCCGGGCTATTGTGCTAGCATCTAGGAAACTAGGTGCTTTTTGTTTCTATCAATTAAGTGCCTACTCCATTGCTGAATTAAAAAAAATAACACTATGAAAAGTGCTATTTCTCTTGCCTGCTGAACTCGTCAATTTTATTACCTTTTTTGTTACCCCTCAAAAATACCCTACTTGTTTGTACCTTGTCACTTTTACTAGATTAGACAAAATAAGCTCTTTAAAATTGTGCATTTTTGGGGTACTTTATTATAGGTATATAACCTTAAAAAGTAGAATAGTTCAGTGAACTATTTTATCCCGATCCTTGAAATTCAAAAGTTCGGCCGTTGATTTAACAACGTTTCTAGCCCCTCGGAATTTATCCGAAGGGCTATTTTTGTGTTCAGGGGGCATAAAAGGGGCATAACTTTTTAAAAAATATTTTTCATCACTTTGTCTAGCACATTGATTGCTTCATCTTTCATGTTCTTTGTGACATGGGTGTAGATAGAAGTAGTGACTTCAGAATCAGAATGACCAACCCTGTCCATGATTGTTTTTAAAGGAATTTTATTTTCTGCTAAAATATTGGCCATCGCAGGCAGTATGTTTTTATAGGTGCTCAATTTGATTTATTTTTGTGGGATCCTCTTCTTTTAAGATGAATACCAATTATAAGTGATTTGCATATCCAGGATACTACAAAGAAAGGCAAGCTAGTGGCCACATAAATTTTATTTCATATTCTTTAAAGCTGTTTACTCTGTTAGCAATTTTATTTGATATGATCAAATAAAATTAATAGTTTATTGAATCCCTTTCTATTTTATTACATAATTTATTTTATGTAGT